TTAAGTGATGTTGCACGTGAAACAGCAACTCCTTATCTTTTCAAAAGATATGCTAATCAATTAGATAGACAAACCAGTGAGCATATTGGCAAGTTATCTCTTGATACAAAAGATTATGCAGAATTTAACTCAAAAGTACAAAGCTATTTAGAAGAGACTGAGAAGCAGTTAAATAATGACAATATAGGTAGAGACCTAATTGGTATGTTTCGTGACTCAGCAAGCAAATTATCGGCACAATATGGCATAAAAAAGTATCAAGATCAGATTAAAGAAGAAGAAGCTAATGCATTAGAAGATTCTTTGTTCTTAGTTGATCGTTATACAAATGATATGGCTATGTTTGTTCGTGAAGGTTTAGATGATAGTGCATCTATGAATAAACAAGAGGCATTAGCTGAACTTGAATTATTAAAAGGTAGAATACCAAAACGTACATATAGTGCTTATATGTCAAGATTAGTTGTTGCTGAAAAAACTGGTATTGTTACTAGGTCAACAAGGGGTATGTCAAAGTTAGAGTTAAACTTAGTTGAAAGAGCTATTGCTGATCAAACATTTGATGGTGTACCAAAGGATTTAAAAGAAAAACTAGAAAAAGCAGGTATAAATAATAGATTTTTTGATGATATGACTGAAGCGGAAATCAATCAAGTAAAGCAAGATGTTGCATCAAGAGCAAGCAATCAATCAACAATAGAAGCTGATTTAGTAAAAAATACAACAGGTGCTAATTATGTAGAACAATCGCAACAAGGTATTGCACCAAACACAGCTGCTGCAAGGGAAGCAATAAATGTTTTGTTTACTGGTTATGAAAAAGCAATAGATTGGGCTACAAACCCTGCTCTTATAAATAATTCTGAGGAACTTAATAAGCTTAGAATATCTAATATTATGCCATCTAATCTTGTGCAAGCTTTAAAACTTATTGAAAACTCATCAACACTTACACCTCAGAATGTAATGTTGATAAATAACTATAGAAAACAATGGCAGTTTGTTGATGGTAAATCAAAAAAATTACCAATAAGTGAGGAATTATCAGCAAAGTTTGAAATATTTGATAAGTTTATGCAATTCTATGGTGTAACTGGAGTAGAGCAAGCCTACAACATGACATTTGTGGATATCCCAGGGGATAAAGCTGCGAAAGAATTTGAAATACAAAGAAAGTTTGGAAACACAGATGTAAAATCACAATCTTTAATTGCAAAAAAAATTGGTGATATAGTTATTGATAATGATTTTAATTCAGAAGCTGTGCCTTTACTAACAACTTTATACAAAGGAATACTACTTAATAAGAATGTATCAGTTGATATGGCTGATGAAATTATTACAAATCTTTATTCTCAAATGTATACAAAAAGCAAATACACATATTCTCATACAACAAGATCAAGTGGAGTAGATTCAAGATTTGCACCAGAAAGATATATGCAAGGTGCTGAGTTAGATAAGTTTATTACTGGAGCAGATGCAAAACTTGCAAGAGCAGGTAAAGATATTAAGTTAGGCGAAAATGCTTTTTTAATTCCTGATCCTAAAAGTGGTGATACTGGTGCATTATATTATGCTGTAGATCAAGGAGGTACTTTAATTCTTGATGCAAACAATCAACCTATTCAGTTAAGAACAAGTAATATTCTACAAAATATTTTAAAAAGCAGATTAAAGCTACAACTTATGATTGATCGTGCAACAGAAAAACAAATAATAAAAGAAAAGAAAGGTTTTGTACCTACAGATGAAGGAGCAACAGTTTCAGGAGAAGGAGTTGTTGGTTCAGGTGTAAAAGATGAAGGTATACAATCTGCTTTTGATAGAATTAAAAGTAGGTTTAAGTAATGGTAGAGTTTAATCCTAGGTTTGGTAAACAAACGATTGTAGGTGCCCCTCTTACAAACTATTCACAAACTGTAAAAGCCGATCCTACATTTGGTGAAAACTTCTTAGCACAATTAGGATATACATATGCACCTTTATATGGGGCAGTAGAAGAAGAATTACGTTTTGGCAATGTTAAACGAGAGAAAATGTCTTTTGAGTTAGAGGAACTAACTGGCTACGAAGATCATATTGACTATCTTGTTCGTGCTAAAAACAATGAACATCTTGAATATCTTAAATCACAAATAGATGAAAATAGAAAAAGAAGAGATATTATTGGTAGGTCTAACTGGTATGCACCATCATCATTAGTTGCAGGAGTTGCTGATCCTCTTAATGTTATGTTTGCTTTACCTATCTTTGGACAACTTGGCATGTTAGTTCGTGGTGGAATGACTATGAGTCAGGCTGCTAAAGCAGGTTTAAAAGGTGGTGCTTTGTATGCAGGTGCAAGTGAGGCTATAAGAGCACCATTTGATCAACTTAATACATTTGAAGAATCATCAATCAATGCAATCTCAGCTATTGGTTTGGGTACTGGCCTTGCTATTGCTCCTAATGCTTTTAGAGCTTTGATGCCTAAGTTTCAAAAGACTAGTGATAATTTGCAAGCTATGGCTCAAGGTGAAAAAAGAGTTGATGTAGAAAATCTTGGTAAAGAAGTTGTTGATGGTGAAGTATCTGAAGATTTAGTTAAAACATTTTACACTAATTATCTTATGCATCTTGTGCCAAGTGCAGGTAAACGTATTGCCAAAAATGGTACACAATTAATGAAAGATTATTATGAACGTATTAATGGTCATGCTGTTTTAGCTAAAGAAAAAGACTTAGTTGGACTAGGGCAACATCAGAGTATATTACAACGTGATGCATTTTATTCTGTAGATGCAAATAAGTTTGTGAATGATTTTCAATTATTTTATACAAGAGCAATTACTGGTGATCCAACTAGGAAGTCTACTACACAATTTATGGATTTTAATATTGACTCAGCCAAGGCTAGAATAGGTCAAACATTTGGTGGAGAAACACCAACATTTGATCAGTTCTTTGATCAGGCTTTTAAAAAATACATACTCTCAAAAGACCCCAAAAATCAAAGACTTATTGGTGCATTAAGTGATGATGAGAAAATTATGCACACTAGATTTAAAGAGTTTTTTGATAAATATAAAGATGATGCTCAATCTGTAAGTTTGTTGAAGGATGATGCATCATTACAAAAAGAAATATCTACACTTAAAAAAGCACTTGATGATTTAGATGCTGAAGTAAAAACTTTGCAGTCACTTGATGATGCAAAAGGTTTAACACCTGCACAAAGAAAAAGATTAATAAATTCAGATGCAAGAAACTTTGAGTTAACTAAAAAACTAAGATGGGCAGAAGATACATTAGAAGAAGGTATATATAACAAGTTTATTGCTCCAATTTATTATAATAAGAAGTTACTGAAAGAAAGTGCAGAAGCTAGAGAGGGTCTTACAAAAATATTTGAAAGACATCTTACTCGTAACCCTGCTCGTGTTTGGGATGATGAAGCACAACAATATACTAAGAGATTAGTGCAAAACCCAAGGCAGTTTGCTGAAGAGACTGTATCTTCTATATTAGAGGAAAATGCAGATAGTGTTGAGTTTTTTACAAATCGCCCTGGGAGTGGTAAACACTTAAAACATAGAGTCCTGAATATTCCTGAATATGAAATTGTGGATTATATAATTACAGGGCCTGAGGTTATGTATAGTTATGCTCAACGTATGGGTAAACGTATTGAGTGGGCAAGAAACTTTGGTGATAAAAATATTGATGATGTTTTGGAAGAAATCGAAGTAGATATGAGAAATAAAAACTTTGATGAAAAAAAGATTGCAACATTAAAAAGAGATTTTTCAGAAGAAATAAGAAGAGCAACTGGTAACGTAATTGAAGACCCAGATACTTTGAATAATCAAACAGCACAAGTCCTAAGAACAATGGCAGGTACAACATATCTTCATGGTGCAGGATTGGCAGCAGTAGGTGATTTAGGTGTAACAGTCATTGAAAGAGGATTTAAAAAAATAGCAACTCCATTCTTTAATGCAGAAGATAGAAAAGCTTTTTTCAAAAATGCAAAGAATGCTCCTTATATGATTGATAACATTGATCTTGCTAAGGCCTTAATCCAAAGAAGAATGGTAGAAGACAGTGTTAAACGTATACAACCATCAGGAACAGAACGTGTTCTTAACCTAGTCAATCAAACATTTTACAATGTGCCTATTGTTGGGAATAACCTTGGTATGCTTACAAAGTATATGAAGATTATGGATGGTGCTTTTAGACAATCAGAACTTATTGATATGGCTGTAAAGATTAAGAATAACACAGCTACAAACTTTGATGTTCAATTTATGAGTCGTTATGGATATAGTATTGAAGATGCAAAAATACTAGCTGATATGCCCTGGGAAAAAGGTGACAGTATGTATTATGCTAATACAACACAATGGTCACAGAAGACAGCCAAAGATAGAGAAGTATATAGACGATTTCAAACTGCATTAGATACTGGTGTAAGTAATGTAATCTTACATGCAACATCATTTGATAAGCCAATGCTTGTTAATGGTGTGTTTTATATGAGACATAGGCCATGGATGAAGAGTGTAAAGAATCCTTTTACTGGTGCTGAGTTTTTTCCAATAGATAAAAGAGCATCAACTAAAAATATAGGTATGGTGAGGTTTGAGAATCAGTTACTAGGGTTACCATTTCAGTTTATGAATTTTGGTATGGGTGCATTTACTAGAATTACTGGTGGTATGTTTGATGTTGCAAGAAGACATAGACTAGCAGGTGCTATGGCTATGATGTTCTTAGGATATTCTGTACTTAATATACGAAACAGAAACAGATCATATTTTTTTGAAAAAGAACCTACTGATTTATTAGCTAGAACTATTGATCAATCAGGTATATTAGGTATTTATTCTGATATATTTTATATGTCATTACATGGAATGATGGGTGCAGGTATAATGAATGACTCAGAATATTTAAGAGGGAAATATAAACCTGATGCTATAGATGCTTTTGTTGAGCCATTTGGTGCATCTATAGGGCAGATGACTGATTTTGGTAGAGTTGTGTATGATTATCTAAATGGTAATGAAAATGCAGCCTCAAAAAGATTAGCAAGAAATGTTCCTTGGATACAGTTATATGGTTTGAATGATGATTTTAAAGACTTATTGCGTTCACGCAACTAGATTTGTGCGTTTTAGAAAATATTTTCACACTGTAAAGTCCTATTATGACAATATCTTTAAGTGATAATACCCCCAGGGTATCCTATAATGTGGCACAAGGTGTTACTCAAACATCTTTTACAGTCAATTTTGAGTTCTTTGATGATGCCGATCTTAACTTTTATGTTGATGGAACTCTCAAAACCCTGACCACTCACTACACAGTGACTGGTGGAGATGGCTCGACAGGTACTATAACGACAACAGAAGGTAATAGTGTAACTGGTATTACTGGTGGTAGCACAGTTGTTATAACTAGAGATATTGCTCTTGCAAGAACAACTGATTTTCCATCGGCAGGTGCATTTGAGGTAGCAAAATTAAATACAGAGTTAGATAGATTTACTGCTATAGCAGCAGATATTAACGATGATACCGATAGATCAATTCATCTTGCAGATGATGATGAAGCAGTATCTACACAGTTACCATTAAAAGCTGATAGGCTTGGTAAGGTTTTAGGATTTAATGCTACTACTGGTGCAGTTGAAGCAGGGCCTACAATAGCAGATGTAAGTTCACTGGCACAGATAACAGCAGATATATCAACACTAGCTGACATTGAAGATGGTACTGATTCAACAGATGCTATTCAAACAGTGTCAGGTATATCAAGTAATGTCACAACAGTAGCAGGTATTTCTGCCAATGTAACAACAGTAGCAGGAATTTCATCAAATGTAACAACAGTTGCAAATGATGCAACGGATATTGGCACAGTCGCAACAAATATAGCTAGTGTTAATACAGTAGCAACAAATATTGCAGATGTCGTAACAGTTGCCAATGACTTAAATGAAGCTATATCTGAGATAGAAACTGCTGCAAATGATTTAAATGAAGCTACTTCTGAAATAGATACAGTAGCTAATGCCATAAGTAATGTTGATACAGTTGGAACAAACATAGCTAATGTAAATACAGTAGCAGGTATAAGTTCTAACGTCACAACGGTAGCAGGTAATGACACAAATATTACTACAGTTGCAGGTATCAGTAGCAACGTAACCACAGTAGCAGGAATAAGCAGTGATGTGACTGCTGTTGCAGGAGATGCTACTGATATAGGTACAGTGGCTACAAATATATCTAATGTTAATGCTGTTGGTGCTATAGATAGTGATGTAACTACAGTAGCAGGAATATCTGCAAACGTGACATCTGTAGCAGGGATTTCGTCTAATGTTACAACAGTTGCTGGAGATTCAACTAATATAGGAACTGTAGCAACTGATCTTAGTGGGTCAGATAATATTGGAACTGTTGCAGGGTCTATAAGTAATGTGAACTCTGTAGGTGGTTCAATAACAAATGTTAATACTGTTGCCAGTAATTTAAGTTCAGTCAACAGCTTTGCTAATACTTATCGTATAGGTGCAACTGATCCAACAACTAGTCTAGATACTGGTGATTTATTTTACAATACAACATCTTCAGCTTTAAAGGTTTATACTGGATCAGCTTGGGAGCAAGGTGTTACGGCAGGATCAGGGTTCTTGGCTACTACTGGTGGTGCATTAACTGGCAACCTTACATTTGGTGATGCTAATGAAATCAGAATGGGTGCAAGTAACGATCTTGTAATTCAACACGATGGAAGTCGAAGTATAATACAAGATAATGGCACTGGTAATTTAAGGATACAAGCAAACAATCTAGAGCTTAATAATGCAGATAATTCAGAAAATTATATATTTGCTCAACAAAATGGTGCTGTTAGTTTGTATTATGATAACTCTGTTAAACTAGAAACCACATCAACAGGTGTATCTGTAACAGGTACAGCTTCTGCAACAACCTTTAGTGGTGACTTAAATGGTACAATTAATACAAATACAACAGCCACAACACAATCAGCAGGAAACAATACAACAAAGGTAGCTACTACAGCATTTGTAACAACAGCAGTAAATAATGCCGAGCCATTCCCTTCAGGCACATCAATGCTATTTCAGCAAACATCTGCACCTACTGGTTGGACAAAGCAAACAACCCACAATGATAAAGCACTTAGGATTGTAACTGGTACTGTTGGTACTGGTGGTAGTTCAGCATTTAGTACTGCTCTTGCCACACCAAGTGTTGCAGGTGGTGCAGTAAGTGGTGCCCCGGGGAACAATCAAACTGTTAGTGCAGGTAATTTGGCAGTAGGTTCTGGTAATTTGTCTGTTAGCATGAGCGGAAATATATCCTCTACAACATTAAGTATAAATCAAATTCCTTCTCATACTCATCAGTATAGACAACCAAACAATCCTGTTCAAAGAAATGCACTTGGTACAGGTGCAAACAACACAGCAAATTATGTGCAAGGTGTGTCAAATAATGCTAATACTGGAAGTAGAGGTGGTAATGGTTCACATAATCACGGACATAATTTAAGCGGAAGTATGTCAGGTTCTCCATCATTAAGTGGTAATCCAACTTTAAGTGGTAACTTAACAGCAGGTAACTTGGCTGTAGGAAGTTCAACTGCATCTATTAATGTTTCATATGTAGATTTTATAATAGCTAACAAGGACTAATGTGCAATTAAAGGTAGAGGAAAACTGTCCCCTTAATGGATTTAAAAAGTGCAAACAATTTAAGTGTGCTTGGTTTGTGCAAATGAAAGGAACTAACCCTAATGATGGCAAAGATGTAGATGAGTATGCTTGTGCTATAGCATGGTTACCAATGTTGTTAGTAGAAAATGCAATGCAATCTAGACAAACTGGTGGTGCTATAGAGTCATTTAGAAATGAAATGGTAAAAGCTAACGAGTCTAATCAAAATCTTTTAGAGCTATCTAAAATTTTAGAAATAAAAAATAAAAGAAAGTTAGTCAATGAATGATATGACAAGAATAAAAGATTTAACTTTTATAAGTCAGTATGAAAATTTAGCACCTGATGATTATTGTGACAGAATGATTGCTAAATTTAATGAGTTAGAAAAAGGCACTTCTGCATGGAAAGGGTCTGATGCTAATGGTCAAGGAAAAAGAAAAGATTATTCATTTTTGTTTCACGAAGCTTCTTGTCAAGCTCAAGACTTGAAAGAACAAACAAATAAAATTTTAGATGAAGCTATAAAAAAATATGTTGATGAACATCCATCTTTAGAACCTACACAGTTTTTTAGTATACCTATAAAAGTACAAAGAACACCACCAAAGGGTGGATTTCACGCTTGGCACTGTGAACATAATTTTGGCGAAGCTGCTACTAGAATACTTACTTGGACAATATATCTTAATGATGTGCCTGATGGTGAAGGTGAGACAGAATTTTTAGAATATGGAATAAAATGCAAACCTAGAAAAGGAACTGTAGCTATATTTCCTGCAGGATGGACACATACTCATAGAGGTAATGCAGTTTATACACACGACAAGTATATTGCTACTGGTTGGTATTATTTATTTGAAGGTTAAGGAGAAATAACATGGCAAAAATTACATATATAAAAGATGGTGATGGAGAAAATTGCTCACGTATTGTTAAAGATGGTTTAGCTTTTGACAGCACAACATTCGCTAATGTTGTTGATGCAAATATTCATGCAATACAGTGGGATGGAACTGAGGGTGAAATTGAATTTACCGATGATACACCAAATGAAATATTTACTGACATATCAAGAATATCTTCTTTCGGTCTTGAAGAAAAATGGGAAGCTGAAAAAACAAAACAAGATGCTTGGGAACAAGGTGAGACTGAAAGAGAAAAAAAAATTCATATAGAAAATGATGTAAATAATGCTGTTGAACTTGATCCGACAAAATCAACCTATGTTGAATTAAGGCATCTTGCATATGATACCCCTGGCAATCAATTAGATATGATTTATAGAGCAGGTTTAGGTGGTGAAGAATTTCAAGCACATATTAGAAGTGTTAAAGAAAAATATCCAAAACCAACAGAAGAGTAATAAATGGTCAAAGCATCAGATGTAAAAGCACAAATAGATACACATGAAGCAGTGTGTGCTGAGAGATGGAAAGAAACTATACTTCGCATCAAACGTATAGAACATATTATGATTGGTACAGCAGGTACTATGATAATTATGATGGCAGGCTTGCTACTGAGGTGACACTATGCTTGAAATGCTAGTGGCAGCTAATAGTGCATTTGCAATTATTAAACAAACCATCCAAAATGGGCGAGGACTAAGTAGTGTTGGCTCACAAATCGCTACTCTTGTTGGTGCAGAAGAACAACTCAAACAAGATTTACACAAGAAAAAGAACAGTATTTGGACTAATTTTCTAGGTAAAACAGACAATGACCTAGAAGAGTTTATGGCTTTAGAAGAGATTAGAGCCAAGAACGATCAGCTTCGTGAGTTTATGCAGCTATATGGCAGAGCAGGTTTGTACAATGACTATGTTTCTTTCTGTGCAGAAGCTCGGAAGAAAAGAAAGCAAGCTAAGATAGATGCAGAAAAACGTAAAGAAAAGATTAAAGATATAGTATTGAAAGTTATACTGGGTATTTTAATTACAGCTTTATTGTCAGGTGTTCTAACTGTATTAGTAATCATAGCTAAGAAGAAAGGTATCATATGACAGCTTTCTTACTTGCTTGCACAATGAATGGTATTGCTAGTGGTGGTATCTACTTCCAAAATGTAAACCATTGCATAGACTACAGAGACAAACTTAATCAACAAACATTTATTAAAGATGATGTCCCACAGAAGTATCAGTGTATATGTAAGCTCATACCATTTGTGGATACAGAGAAAGTGAGGGTATATTAATGGTATCAGTGGAGCAGTTTCTACGTTGGAAGATACTACCAAGATGTATGATGCTTGCTAGTACAGTCATGTCATGGAGATGTGCTGAATGGTTTATGGATTTAGATGCACCAACAGCTAGTCAATCAGCATTTGTATCTGTGGTCATGGGTGTAATGACAGGTGTATTTGGTATATGGATGGGTCACGAACATAAGGAGCAAAAGTAATGTTACAAGCATTGATAGGGCCGGTCACTGGTCTATTAGATAAATTTATACCTGATGCAGATCAGAAAGCTAAACTGGCACATGACATAGCAACTATGTCCGAGAAACATGCCCAGGAATTAGCTCTTGCTCAAATAAATGTAAACAAAGAAGAAGCAAAAGGTAATTGGTTTCAGTCTTCTTGGAGGCCTTTGATTGGATGGATTTGTGGCTTGTCTTTAGCAATAAATTATTTAGTATCACCTATATGTGCAGGGTTTGGAATCAATATTCCTCAAGCTGATATGTCAGTAATGATGCCATTAATGTTTGGAATGTTAGGTATTGGTGGCATGAGATCATTTGATAAGGCAAAGAAAACAGATACAAAAAGATGATTTGTTACAGATGTAAAAAGAAAATGAGTAAGACAGAACTAAAGGATGTTTACGAATGCCCTGCTTGTAATAATGTGCAAAACAAGGAGGAAAAAAACAATGAACCTAGACCAGTTTAAAGAAGAAATAAAACAAGATGAAGGTGTTAAAGATGAGATTTATCTTGATCACCTAGGTCTTCCTACTATGGGTGTTGGTCATTTGATTACCGAGTGGGATGATGAATATGGTAAGCCAGTTGGTACTAAAATATCTGAAGAACGTATTAACAACTTACTTACTCAAGATATACATGTAACAATAGAAGAATGTAAAAAACTTTATGATGACTTTGATGAATTGCCAGTTGAGGCACAACATGTTATTGCTAACATGATGTTTAATATGGGTAGGCCAAGATTATCACAATTTAAAAAAATGAAAAAAGCAGTTGATCAACGTGATTGGTATGAAGCTGCATATGAAATGACTAATTCAAAATGGTGTAGGCAAGTTCCTAATAGAGCAAATAGACTTATAGATCGAATTAAGAATATTTAAACTTAGGTTTTTTTGTTCTTGAATAAATAGCAAATCCTGCTTTTCTATATCGTTCAGCATCCTTTTTTACATAGGTTTCTCTAACCATTTCAGCTCGGTCTTTATTTTTGTATATGTAATATTTAGTCAGTCGTTTTATCATTTAATTTCTTTTCTATTAGATAGTTAAGATTATATCTCACAGAATATATTATATTTAGTTCTGCTTTTTCACCTTCTTTGGCTAATAATTTTGCATTTAATTTTTTGGTATCTTGAAGAATCTCTGCATATTCCTTAACAAGTCCGAAGTATTTAGCTACGGACATGTTAAGAATCTTTGCTTCAGCTAGTTCTGATCTACCATTAAATGTAACTCTATCAATCATTAGAATCACTGTCATGATGTGTTAATTTTTGTTTGAGTAACTCATAAGATTCTTTTGTGAATCTCCATCTATGGCCAATCTTTATATAAGGTATATTATATTTCTTAACATACTTCTTAACTTGCAAAGCATTAGCTCCAAGACTAATCATTACTCTTTGTAAAGTAACTGTATCCTCAAGATATACATCTTGGCTAGAATGGGACTTCATCTACAATCTCCTCTTCATCTGCTGATAATTGTTGTTGATTGTTATTACTTTCAATATCACCTGCTAGAGATAGTCCCATATAATCAACACCTGATTGTGATTTGTTAAAATAAATAAAAACTTTTTTACCTAAAAAGTCTCCATCAAGTTTGTATTCTTTGTTTTGTGATTGATAAAGCCTACCTGCTTGCACAAATATATCATGATATGATTGGCCTTTTACTTCTGTTCTTGTAATGATAACTTTATCTCCATCATACTGACCAACTTCACTATCACTTTGATTAATGAAGCCACTAGCAATCATCTTTTCATTATCTCTAGGTTTAAAGGCTGATCCCTTTTGTGGTTTAATTGTTCTATCCATTATTATCTCCAACTATTATTTGATGTTTTTGTTTCGCTTGATGCTTGATTGCCGTCATCATCTTCTGATGGCAAGCCGTACACACTCTGCAAAGTGTATCTCTTTAAATACGTTATGGCTGCTCCCAGTTTTTGTGGGTTCTGTAGTGATGCAGGTTGTAATAAAATAGGACACTCAGATACATATGTGTTGTCATCACTTATGTGATGTACAGTAGTTCGTACAAGTGGAGTAACCATAGTTTGAGTTGTTTCTGTACTACCTTCATACATATCTATGTATTTAATTTCTTGGGTAAAGAATAGACCAAACTTATTACCTTGGTTTACTGCCTCTATAACGGACTCTAGAGTGGCATAACTACTGCTGAAGTGTGGATTGCTACCATCTTTGCTTGCAGTTACTGATAGCTTATGAAACTCTAGCATTGCCTCTTTAAGATTTTTAGTTACTTTATTTTGTTTTGAAGATGTGTTAGTGTTACCCTGCAAAGATCGATCTTCGATTTTTTGTTGTGCAGGGGCAGTTGCTTTGGTGACTGTCCCATTTTTATTTGATACTTGCATATCGTTCTCCTTTCATTGGTTTGGTTTTAAAGAATCCCTCATGTTTAGGATTCCACTTCATAAATAGCCTGGAATAAAAAGCTATGTAATCATTGCTAATTTTAAAATCTTTATCTGTAGTTGATAGATATGTCTCCCATCTAATTCTTCCGACTATCAACCAAGGGCTACA